CTGGGGAGATTGAAAAAATGACTGCCCTCGACGCCGATAGTAAATTTCTTTATCTCAAAACCGAGAAAGATCTAATGGGTAATCCGAAATTAAGATTTGATGAATTTTTCAAACGTACGGTTAAGCCGATTAAAGTAATCGTTGATAAACAGACTGGGGACTACGAGGAGTTTACCGGAAATAAAAAGAATTTAGTAGAAGCATTGAGAGCGTCAGGGATGGGAGATCGTGTTGAAATAATTGATCGTTATAAACCGACAGTCGAGCATAACGTTTGGCTGAATGATGAGTTAATGTATCAGGGTCCGGAAGCTTTCGGACTTGATGACTTCCCCTATATTCCAATTTTCGCCTATTTTGACCCGGAATATGACGACATGAAGTGGAAATTACAATCTTATGTTCGTTCCATGCTTGATCCTCAACAAGAGGTCAATAAACGCCGAAGCAAGATTATTGATATTATGGATAGCCAAATTCAATCTGGTTGGATGGCCGAGGAGGATTCGGTTGTTGATCCGGCGGCTCTTTATGGATCAGGCCAGGGAAAGGTTATCTGGAAAAAAAAGGGTAAACCAGACCCGATAAAAATTCCTCCAGGGGAATTGCCCCAGGGAATGTTTCAGTTAATTCAGGTTCTTGATAAAGATATAATGGAAATACCCGGTGGAAATACCGAAATGTTCGGATCTCCGGAAACCGACAACATAGAGATTTCCGGGATACTTTCAAAACTCAGAACCGGAGCAGGGCTAACCTTACTGCAACCTCTTTTTGACAATCTTCGGTTTGCTAAGAAACTGTTAGGCCGGAAGCTTGTTACCCTGGTTCAAAAAAATTACTCACCGCAAAAGGTCAGGAAGATCGTCAAAGAAGATCCTACTCCTGAATTTTATTCAAAAGACTTTGGGAAATACGACTGCATTCCAACTGAAGGCATACTTACCGATACCCAAAAGCAGATGTATTTTTCACAGTTACTTTATATGAAAGAGAAATTTTCTGATTGCCCGATTCCCTGGGACGTTATTTTAGAGGCCGCTCCGATGGAGAATAAAGAAAAAGTGCTTGAACAAATTAGAAGCGCTCAACAACAGCAACAAAAAGTCGAGCAGATGCAACTCGCCATGCAGATGCTTACCATGAAATTAGGACAAGCCAAAACAATACTTGATGTTGCTTCAGCAAAAGAAAAAATTGCGAAAAGCGAAATGAATCGGGCAATAGCAAGCGATGAACATATGCAGGCAGTCAAAAAAATGGGCCAAATGGAGACACAACAGCTAAAAGACTTAATGGAACTTGTTGAAAAAATGGAAGTCTGGATGTCAGGAGAAAAACCAGCTGCTCCTAAACAGAGCGCTATCGCAGAAGGCCTGCCTGCCGGCCAGGCAGGCGGAGAATCCATGAGTCCTCGCTATGAGACAAATGTTTTGTCCGGGGTTTTAAATCAGCACACAAGAGATACTGGTTTGCCGACAGTTTTGCAATCATCAAGGCCTAACGTTGTTCAAATGCCGGGACTAACTCCTGGCAGTAGAAAAAGAGTAGGGAGAACAAAACGATGAACATGCCTATTGGACCGCTTAGAGATGAACTTTCCCTAAATCTTCAAACTTTATTAGGCCGAGTGATTGATAACAATAAACATAAGGAAAGTTATTATATTCTGGTTGTTATCTCCATGCCGGAGGATAAAGTCATAAAGACTTCTCTGGTATTAACCAGCAAAAGACCTAAAAAAATGCTCAATACTCTTTGCTACTTTGTGAATAATAAAAGAGGAGAAGCTAAAAGAATTTGGGCTTTACCCCTCGATATTGCGATACCGGATATGTTGTTGACCGGAGAAGCGATTAAAGAAGTCTATGATAGCGGACAAAATATGCCGATTTTTAATAGGTGAAAGATGGCAAATAATCGTATGTGGTTAATTCACCGTCCTACAAAATTGGGAATTATGTTAGGGAAACGTCTTGGATTTGGATGGTATAAACCTCCTGAAACAAAAGAATTAGAACGTTTTTATGAATATCTTGAAAAAAATATGGATTCAGAACAAAATCAGGATGATTTTGTTTTAGCCATGGAGGATTGTTCAAACAGTTTGTGTTTTGATAATTGGGATTATACTAATACTTTTATAGATGGCTTTAGGTTATTTAAATTTAAAAATCAAGATACTAAATTACAACTTTTAATAAAACAAGAAAGATCGGGTTGCCAATCATACAAGATGTAATTGTAAAAAAAATAAAAACTAAATAGGGTTCTTCGAAGCCAGGCCAGGCAGAGGAGACGCAAGAAATTTAAAAGCAGGTAAGTGCTTACCCATTTACCTGCTTTTTTATTTGCCCTTAAGGAGGAAGTAAATAAAAAAACTATGCCACCATTATCTAAAATATATGGGTATGAAATAAGAAATCCACAACGAGAAGAACTTCGGTATTTTAAAAAAAATCCGAATGTTTCTGGTATGGCGGCAGAAGATAACAGAATTATTTTAAATCCTTATTCGGGTCTTAGCGATGAACAAATGAACGCAGTAGCTCGAAATGAAGCAATAAGGCTATATCTAAGGGAAGAAGAGGTTGTCCCTGATTTTAAATTAACCGATGAACAGACAAAAAAATTTAAGGAATATTCTTCTGATTTAACAGACATTAAACACACGATTTTGGGCAGGATATTAACTAACGATCCCTCTGTGGGAGAAATTACGCCGGAACAAAAAAATTGGGCGAAATGGTTAAAAACTCAGCTTGAAAAACGATCATCAAAATAAGAGGTAAACCAATGGCTCCAGAAGCATTCGAGGCTTGTGTAAAAAAAGGAGGAAGGGTTAGAACCGTTTCAGGTCCTAATGAAGCTCACGGACTGAAGAAGGGGGAATATTTACATTATTGTTATCTTCACGGTGAGAGCTTCCGTGGCGAAATAAAGAAGAAAGAAAAAGAAAAAAAATAGTTTATCAATCTTTTCCTTGCGACACGGGCGAAAAAGCGGGCCGCCGCCGCCTGTCTGCCGACAGGCAGGCATGTAAAGTCTAAGAGGAAAGGGATTTTATAGGAGTAAAGATCATGCCAGAAGAACCATTAAACACGGGCGAAGAAGAAGATCCTGCCGCCGGGGATCAGGACTTAGAAGATACGGGGGGCGAACCTGCCGATAAGGGAGGCGAGCCGGAAACCGTTCCTCTCTCAGCTTTAAAAGAAGAGAGGAAAAAACGTCAGGACTTGGAAGAGCAAGTCAGGCAGAGCCAGGAAACCCTTGCGGTTTACCAGGCTAATATGCGCCAGGCTCAAACTCAATTGCCCCAACAAAAAGAAGTTGCCAAGCGGCTACTTGACACCCTTGACGACAACGAAGTAGTGACTGCAAGAGAGTTAAAGCAGATTGTTAAGGAAACCACCGAACAATTTGACGCAAATGTAATGGCGCCAATGGGCGAGTTGCAAATGATGACCCTCTATCCTGACTACATTGAAGTTTTGCAGAAAAATTTACCAACATTATTAAAAAGCAATCCTGCTTTAATCTCAGCAATACGGTCAAGCAATAATCCGAATCTGCTTGCTTATACATTGGCCGGAGGAAAAGGAACCGCCAGAAAAACAAAGGAAGTAAAGGAAGGTGAAGGTGATGATGGAAAAGGCGGTGGAAAACTGAAAAAAATCCTTTCCAACATTGGGAAACCCGGTGTACCCGGGAAAGGAGCCGGGGCCGGCGGTAAGTTTGAGAAATTCGCAAACATGAAAGATGAGGATTTGGAAGATCATATTGCGAGGGTGAAAAGCGGGTAAAACATAAGGAGAATAAACAATGATTATTGGATACACTTCAACAACTCAAGTCGATCCGGCAGTATCGATTTTTTACGACCGCGTTCTTTTGAAACGGGCTTTGCCTAACCTGCATTATAACAAGTTCGCTCAGGTCAGAAATATCGATAAAAAATCCGGAAATACGGTTAAGTGGAGAAGGTCTACAGCACTTACCGCTGCTACCGTACCGCTTACCGAAGGGACTACGCCCCCAGGTCAGCAAGGGGCGAAAACGGACATTCTCGCTCAGATTTC